GCAACAATTCAACGGAGGCGGTTCACAGCCAAGTACATCGATGGGTGGCGGAGGTGGTTCAGTTTCTACACCTTCAGCCCCTGCGGTGGATTTGTCTTATCTAAATAAAGGAAGTAATAAATCACAACCTGTTCAAGCATACGTTTTAGCGACTAACGTAAGTAGCGCACAAGAGGCAGAGCAAAAAATCAAAGACCAATCAAAAATAATCAAATAATGGAAGACGTAAAAGTTATCGAATACACTATCGATGATAGTGGATATTTAGGAGTTAATGCAATTTCACTTGTAGAGAATCCTGCTATTGAAGTGGATTTCGTGGCATTGTCAAAAACGCAAATTAGACAGGCAGCTATCGAAGAAGGTGAACGTAAGATGTTGTATGGCGCAGTAATGATTCCCGACCAACTTATCTATCGCGTTAATGGAATGGGTGAGGCTTACTACTGCAAATATTCAAAAGAAACGATTAACAAGATTGCACAAGAGTATTTAAAGCGCAATATGCACCACAATAGCAACTTAGAACACCAAGTGCCAGTAGCAGGTTGCACGGTTGTTGAATCGTGGATTAAAGAGGGTGAACACGATAAAAGCCAAAACTTTGGATTCAACTTTCCCGATGGAACGTGGTGCATCGGAATGAAGGTAGATAACGAGGAAGTGTGGCAAGATATCAAACAAGGTAGTGTAAAAGGGTTTTCACTTGAGGGATTCTTTACCGAAATGAGTGAAGAATATTTAGCACAACAAGAAATAGAGAAGATTCTTAAGGCTTTAAATGACGAATTAAGCGCGTTGTGATAGATTACACCGGTGCAGGTGTATTGTTTACCCGACAAACAAAGAACCCCCTACGTTTAGGGGGTTTCTTCGTGAACTTAAAACATTAAAAAAATGAACTAACTAACTAACTGATGCGAAAGTAAAAACAAATCAAAGATTATGCGTCATATAGTCAAAGTAATTATTAACATTATGAGTAAAGTAAACGAAATCGTTTCCAAATACGCAGATAAATTGAAATCATTTGGAGTTAGTTTGTCAGCAGTTGAGGAGGCGGTAGAGCAAAAGCAAATGGCTATGGCTGTTCTTGCTGATGGAACTGAGGTTTACTCTCCCGATGCTGAGTTCGGTATGGGTTCAGAGTTGTTTGTAATGGATGCGGATGGAAATCCAACACCCATTGCAGATGGCGAATATGAAACTGCCGAAGGTAAGTTATTGGTTGTAGTATCTGGTAAAATCAACGAGATTAAGGATCAGCCAATGGAACAAATGCCAATGGAAGAAACTTGCGCACCTGTAAAGGAAGAACAAGCGTCTTTTGATGGAGTTTCAAAAGAAGAATTTGAATCTACTATCAACAACTTAATCAGCGCATTTGAAGCGAAGATTAACGAGTTGAGTGCTGAAAAGCAAGAACTATCTGCAACTATTGAGAAGATGTCTAAAGCACCTGCTACTGAGTCGGTGAAGAAGTCTACTCCAGTTGCACAAAAACAAAGCGCAGAACCTACACCATTCAGAGCAATGGATACTCGTTCACGTGCATATCAATTAATCAATTCTAAAAAGTAAAAAACAATGGCTATTACAATTAATGGTACATACGCAGGTGAATTAGCATTACCATACATTCACGCTGCTTTATTGAGTGGAGACACTCTTGCAAAAGGTTACGTAACACTTAAAGAAGGTGTTAAATTCAAAGCAGTTCTTAAGAAGTTGTCAAGTGGCAACTTGGTTCAAGACTTCACTTGTTCATTTGAAGATCCATCACCATTGACTTTGAATGAAGCAATTTTGGAAGTGAAAGATTTGAAAGTAAATTTGGAAGTTTGTAAAACTGAATTTGCGAAAGATTGGGAAGCGATGCAAACAGGTCGTGGATTTATCAACGATGTAGTTCCTTCAAACTTCTCTGACTTTTTGATTGGTTACGCTGCATCTCAAGTTGCTCAAAACATCGAGTTCACAATTTGGCAAGGTAACATTGCAGGAGGTTCTTACCAGGCATTTGATGGATTGGAAAAGAAAATCAAAGCGGTTACAACTTCAACTGAAACTACTTTCGGTTCAATGGATGTAACTAATGTTATTGAGAACATCCAATCAGTTTTGGCTTTGTTGCCAGAAGCATTAGTTGGTAATCCCGATACAAAGGTTTATATGAATCGTGCTACTGCTCAGTTGTATCGTCAAGCAATCGCTGCTGCAGGTTACGCATTTGAATTTAATGCATTCAAGGAGTTCAATATGCAAATTGATGGATATGACATTTATGTTTGTCCGGGAATGACTACAGGTACTATCGTAGTATCTAAAGTTGACAATTTGTTTGTTGGTGTTGATGCTAACTCTGACTTCGCTGAAGTTAAGGTTGTTGATATGTCTTTGACTGATGCCTCTGATTTGGTTCGTATGGCTATGAGATTCCGTGTAGGAACTCAAGTTGCTTTCGGAACTGATGTTGCTATCGGTTATATTGACTAAAAATAAACACAAGTAAAAAGGTAGGGGAATAAGTCCCCTGCCTTTTATTGTAAATAATAACAATAAAAAAATAATAATATGGCTTGTGAATTAACCGCAGGATTTGCACTTGATTGTAAAGAAGGTGTTGGTGGTATTAAGGCTATTTTCTTAGGACAATTAGAGGATTTCAAAAATGGAGTTACTATTGATCCAACATCTGAAGAAATTGATGGCTTATCTACCACATCTATTTATCAATACACACTTCCAAAACACACTGGTAGTTTCACCGAAGAAGTGACGTCATCAGTTGAAAACGGAACTATTTTCTACACGCAAACTATTACTGCTTCATTTTTCAAATTGTCTGCTGCACGCAGAAAGCAATTGGAGTTGGTTGCTAAAAATCGTCTTGTTGTTTTTGTTCAAGATAACAACAACAACATTTGGATGGTTGGTAAAGTTGATGGCGCAGAAGTTACTGCTGCATCTACAATGACAGGTACTGCAAAAGGTGATTTGAATGGTTATACCATTACATTCACTGCAGAAGAAGCGCACAAAGCGTATCGTTTGGAGTCATATGCAAATGATCCATTTGATAATTTCGGTTCTATTACTGTTGTAGCACCTTCAATTTAACTTATATTTGTTTAGCAATGAATTATTTGCAGACAAATACCGCATTTCAGACTCTCCTCTTTTCTCTTAAAGAGGGGAGTTTGTTATATGCAGAAACATTTACGAATTATTTGATTATAATTCAGAATGAAATTACATTAGAAAAGTATGCTGTTATTCCTATTATTATTAGCGAGAATGACCGCATCACGACTTTAGCAATCGGTACAAGTTTTGATAACCCTACAAATGGAACTATACTTGTTACTCTTGGAGGTCGTTATAACTTCATTATATATGGTCAAAACTCGGATTCGAACCTTGATCCGCAGGATAGCGAAGTAGTTGTGGGAGAGATAAAAAGAGGTTTTATTCAATTTGAAACGGTTGTTAATTACTACAACCAACCCAACATAGTAATTCCAAGCGACATCGAATATAATGGATAATAACAAGTCAATCGTGGAAAGAATTAGTGCAACTCAAGTTGAGTTGGCTAAGTACGTTAAAATCGAGCCTATTGAGTTTGAAGACCGAAAAGGTTGGGTGTCATATGGTGAAGGGAATCACTTTCCGCAGTATCTCATTGAGTTGTATAATACTTCGCCTGTGCACGGTGCATTGATTAACTCAATCTCTTTTATGATTGCAGGTAAAGAATTTACTGCGCCATCACAAGTGACATTGAGAGAGGTTCAACGATTGAACTTAGATAAGTTATTACATTCAACTGCACTTGATTTAAAGATGCATGGTGGCTTTTATTGGGAGGTAATTTGGTCAATGGATAGAAGTACCATTGCACAGGTGAATCACTTACCTTACGAGAACTGCCGATTGGCTTGTAGTGATGATAATGACGATGTGACTGGTGTGTGGTATTCTCGTGATTGGTCAGACACTCGTAAAAAGAAAAACACTCCGCATTACATTCCATTTTTTGACACTAATACGAAAGACGATTGTCCTAAACAAGTGATGTTTCAGCACTCAATGATGGTAGGTAGTGAGTATTATCCAAAACCTGACTACATTGGTTCAATAAATTGGATTGAGTTAACAAGACAAATTGGAGAATATCACGTTAACAATATCCTCAACGGATTCTTTCCTTCATTGATTGCATCATTCAACAATGGAATCCCTACATTGGAAGAACAAAGAATGATTAAACAACAACTGCAAATGAGCATTCAAGGTTCTGAGAATGCAGGTAAGGTGTTGACATTCTTTAATGAGGAGAAGGATAGAGGTGTAGAATTTACTGCGTTTCCAATTACGGATAGTGACAAGCAGTATGAATATTTAAGTACCGAAAGTACAAACCAAATTTTGATTGCTCACCGCGTAACAAGTCCATTATTGTTTGGTATTCGTGATGGCGGTGGATTGGGTTCTAATACTGATGAATTGAAAACATCACTTTATTTGTTCACTAAACAAGTTATTGAGCCATTCCAACGTATCATTTGTGATGGAGTGGATGAATTATTCAAATCAGTTGGAATACCACAAGGTGTGAAGATTACTACAAACGATTTATTTGTTCCAGAACAAACAACACAAGCACCTATAACGCAATCATTATCAAAAAATGAAATAAGTTCAATTTTTGATAGTGAAAAAAAAAAAGTTGAGTTAGAACACCAAGCAGTTTCTAAAATCTGCTGTAATTCAGAGCAGGATTTCACGGATGAACAGGGAAAGCAATTTTTAAAACACTTGGCTGAATGTGGTGAGTTAATTGATAACGATGAATGGCAGTTAATGAGTGAAGAAGAAGTAACAGACCCATTAAATGAACCTTCTTTTACATCTCAGATGTTCAACCAAATGCCAACATCATCAGATGCCAACCCCGATGAAAAATCCAATTGGGGTGACACAGGTTTGTATAAGTTGCGTTATGCATATTCTCAAAATATAGGTGAAAACTCTCGCGAATTTTGTCGTGAAATGGTACGACTTTCGAAGGGTGGATTGGTGTTCAGATACGAAGACATTGAAAAGATGAGTTTGGATGGAGTGAATTCAGATTTTGCACCCACTGGTGCATCACACTATAATTTGTTCCTTTACGTCGGGGGTTCATATTGCCATCATACTTGGAAGCGACAAATCTATATGAGAAAACGTGATTCAAAAGGAAAGATTCTACCGAATAAAGGTCTTGAGAATGACAAGCGCGTTGGAAATAATCCATATGTAAAAAGAAAAGGTTTAGAAGGTGTCGCACCTATTGACCGACCAAATAGAGGTTCATTAAAATATTCGTAAAAATGGCTATACCACAAGAGATATTATTGATAAATGAGGAGTTATTGAAGAAATACACTCCACTTACTGATGCAGTTGATCCAAACATTATCCGACCTTGCATTTATGTAGCGCAAGATATGTATCTTCAAAACTTTTTGGGTACAAATTTGACTATTAAACTTAAAGATGATGTAGTTAATGGAACTCTTGCAGACCAGTACGAAACTTTGTTGAATGAATACGTAATAAAGTTGTTAATTTGGTGGACTTTGGTAGAACTTTATCCGTCTTTATTGTACAAGCACGACAACGGAAACTTGGTAAGTAGACAAAGTGAAGATACTACACCTGTAACAAAGGGAGAGATGGAATCGTTAAAGGAAAAAGCGCGTGAAAATGCACGTTTCTACACTAAAAGATTGGTGGATTATTTGAGATTTAATAGTTCATTGTATCCCGAATACACGAACAATACAAATGATAACATCTTTCCGGATAGAAACCCATATGGAAAGAGTAATTTTTTAATATCGGATAGTTATAAAACCCAAAGACAAAGATGGTCAATTCAAAACTTCCTACCACCTACGTATTGAAAAGACAACAATACGAGCAAATGTTAAAAGTTTACTTGAAAAAGCAACAAAATAAAACCAAGAAAAGTTGAAAGAGATGATGTTTTTGAAAGGTAAGATTTGGTTGTTTGCTGTTCTTGCTGTATTTCTGCCAATTAAGGAACTGATGTTAACCATTGGTTTTTTGGTTGCTGCGGATATGGTTGTGGGTATATGGAAAGCAATCAAATTAAAGCAGCGCATTCGGTCTCGCAGGATGTCCGACACTATAACTAAATTGATGTTGTATCAACTGGCTATAATGAGTGGATTCTTAATTGAAAAATTCATCATTATTGAATTGATCCCCATTACTAAATTGATTGCAACCGTTATTGCCATAATTGAATTTAAGTCAATAGTTGAATCCATTGAGGCAGTAACAGGTAAAGACATTTGGAGTAAGTTAAAAGTGATTATAGGGCGCAAATCAGAGGACATAACCGATGCAATGACCGATGGAAAAAATAAGTAAATACGTGACCTATTTAGAAGTCACAAAAAGCAACCAAGCCAATGTGTTGAAGTTGGCTAACATTCCAAATGCTGAGCAAATAAATAACTTACACTTAGTGTGTGTTAAAATATTTGACCAAGTGCGTGAGCATTTTGGTAAGCCTATTGGTATAAGTAGTGGTTTTCGTTCAGTTGAATTGAATGCCAAAATTGGAGGCTCAAAAACGAGTCAGCATTGCGAAGGAAAGGCTTTAGATATTGATGGAGATATCTTTGGTGGAATTAGTAACAAAGAAATTTTTGATTATATAAAAAATAGTTGTACTTTCGACCAACTCATTTGGGAGTTTGGAACTGAGAACTCACCCGACTGGGTTCACGTAAGTTACAACGAAGGGCATAATAGAAAGCAAGTCTTACGTGGTTTAAAAAGTGGCGGAAAGACAATCTATAAACCCTTTTAATATGCGAAAAGAATCAGCAAAAACAAAGTTAGCACGTGAGGTTCGTTCCAAGTTTCCCGACACTCCAACGTTAACACTTGCAAAGAAGTTAAGTAAAGAACATTTTGAAACTTTTTTAGGAGTTGAGGATGCACGAATGGCATTGCGTAGGATTGAAGGCAAAGCAGGAAAGCAAATGCCCGAAGACAAATCTTTAATTGTAGAAAAAGACCGACCAAAGAACCCATTTAAGTTACCGAAGTCATATGCCAAAGGTCGAAAACACATTGACGTAAAAGGCAAAAAGATTTTGATATTGTCCGATGTGCATATTCCTTACCACGATATCGCTGCATTGAGTGTTGCCATTGAAACAGGTTTACAAGAAGGAGTTGATACGGTTATCTTGAATGGCGATGCACTTGACTGCCATATGATTTCCGACTTTGTTAAAGATCCAAAGAAACGCAAATTCAAGGATGAGTTGTATGCAATGCGAACATTTGTTTATGAACTTCGTCAAACCTTCCCAAATGCAGAGATAATATATAAAGAAGGCAACCACGAAGAACGTTATTGGAGATATATGCGAGTGAAAGCACCAGAACTATTCGACATTGACGCATTCGATTTTGCTTCACTTTGTCACCTTGATAAGTACGATATTAAGTGGATTGAAGGTAAGAACAAGATTAACATTGGTGGATTGTCATTATTTCACGGACACGAGTTCGGTAAGCAGTTTTTACCAAGTGTAAACGTAGCACGTGGCTTATTTTTAAAAACCAAAGCAAACGCAATGTGTGGACACCATCACCAAACTGCTGAGCATACTGAACGCGATGTTAATGGCAAGGTAATAACTTGTTGGGGAGTGGGTTGTTTGAGTGAATTAAGTCCCGACTATAACCCCTATTCAAAATACAATCACGGATTTGCAATAATAACAAGAGGCAATGGAAAAGAATTTCACGTTAAAAATTATAGGGTTAATGACGGTCGCATTTATTAGTGGCTTTTGTTGTAATATTTGGAAAAATTCATGCAAATCAAGTCGGCTACAAAATGTAGTCAACTCAGATACGGTTGTAGTATTGAAGGCAACCATTGATACATTGAAAGTTGAACGGATCAAAACAAAGACCATTTATGAGAAACAAATTGATACTATTTATTTGCTTGACAGCATTGCCATTGATAGCGCATACACAAAGGCTATCCAACGACTACAACAACTCGAAAGAACTGGATTCTTTAAGCATTGAACGTAGGCTTGTTGTACTTGGTGTTAAGTCACTTGACTATTACGTACATTTAAACTACATCAATAGTACGATTATTCGGACACAAAGCGAAGTAATACTACATAATGAGTCATATATCGGACAATTACAGGGTGATTTGTCCCATTTAAAACAAGTTAACGAGATTGAAATAGGACGAAAAAAAAAGTGGCGCAAAGCCACTCTTTATTCAGTCGGTTTAAATGCTATTTTTTTAGCGACATTATACGTTTTAAATAGATAGCCATATCCAATGCTTCTTCGTACGCGTGATGTAGCCATTCTTTCTCTGAAAGGTTTGCCTTATCTACTGTTGTTCCATACTTGGCACGTCCCATTTTCTCGCGTGAGATAAGGTCGGTTATTACTTCTTTATAGACGTCTGACTGGCAGTTGTCAAAATCGTGTGTTATATTCATACTACTTCAAGTTTAGGTTGGTTTTCTTTTGCATCTTGGATTAACTTAATCAGTTCGGGCAACATCCAATATCCATAGGTTGCCATCTCATATGTGAAATCCTCAAGGTGTTTAGTGATGTCCGGCAATGTAGCACCATCAGTTTCCCAAAGTGCAGTTATTGTCCTTCCGTGTTCACGTTGGATGGACTCATTTAACCGCTTCATTAACATCTTTGTCTGATGGTTATAGAACCATTTAATCGGTTCGCATTCATCGGATGCGTACAATGTCGCTTGTGTCCACATTAACAGGTTGAGAACTTTGATTTTTTCAAGTTCTTCTATCGTTAGTTTGTTGTTCATATTTCTTCTTTGATTTGTTGGCTTAACATTTCAAGCGCATAACGTGCGCCTTCAATAAACGCAAAATAACGTGCGTTGTCCATTTGTTCACCGTTGTACATTGAGTAATGTTCGGCTTTCATTTTGATTAGTTTATTTAGTTCCATAGTTGCAAATATAATTAAGCGAATGCATACTTTCCAAAATTCTTTTTTAATTCATAAAACGAGCGCATCATTATGGCATCAGCAAAGTCGGGAGACATTCCAAAACGTTTCTTTAAATCTTCTTTATTAGTAACTCTTAACTTTTGATCGCTATCCAGTTTCTCGCGTCTAATCATTTCAAGTTCCTTTACAATTGTGTCCTTATGCTGATTGCTAAAAGTGATTTCATTAGTAGTAATTAGTTCACCAAGTTTAAAGTAACAATCTGATTTTAGATTTAGATAGTTTTCACGAACTGACTTTGATCCATTAAGAAATCCTTTGCATTTTAAGAAGTCAACTGCACCTCCGCCTATTCCATCTTCATCGACCAAGACATTTGAGAGTAGAACTCCGTTACTTTGTGCCATTTGTCTGATACTATCCACAACCTCGTTAATCGGTTTGTGTTTCATTACAACAAACTTTTCTGCGTGTAGTCCATCCCATAACACAATGACCGTTCTATCGTCTCCCATTCGGGCAATATCCGCAGTAATGTATTTGGTTGTATTCTTTTGCTGTGGTTCTCTAAAACACCTTAACAAATCATCGTAATGATACAAGCGGTCTTGCGTTTCATCGTAATCCCAATCCCCATCTAAAAGCCTTTTTCGGTCAATCTCTGGAAGCATTCGCAAGTTCTCGAGATACACTGGTGAGATATGTGGGTTGTCCGTTGGCAAAGCTTGGATAAATTCACGGTCACTACGTAAATTTCCAATGCGTTTAGCATCATAGAACTCATTATAGAGCCATCCTTTGTGTGGGTTACAGGTTAACAATCCTTTCGGCTTGTCGTTCACCAATTTATAACGCACACGCGAAGCGAGAATCGCAATACACTTTTCACTAACCTCACCTGCTTCATCTACAAAATAATCGGTTATTTCTAATGAACCAAATCTTTGAAACTCGGGATCACTTGGCATATCAGCCAAATCCATTAGAATAGTTTGTGAACCATTGAACCAATTTATAACGTGGTCTTGACCATTATAAGTATAATGTTTGCCAGGAACTAATCCATAGTTAGCGCACAATTCGAAAAAAGTAGCCATTGTAGACAATCGCAACTTCTTAAGTTCTGCACGACCTATTAAACCGCGAGTTCCTGCGTACTTTAATCTACGTTTAATTTGCCAGTCACAACCGAGAAACGACTTTCCGCTACCTGCAGAACCGCCATAAAGAACCTGCCACTTATCCGAATCAATGGATAAGTGAGCAAGTGCCTCTTTTTGTTTATCGTGGAATTGTATCATATTAAAATAAAGTGAGTTGGTTAGTTGTTTCATTTGGCAATTCATCACATAGCATTCGTAAAATTCCATCATATTTACAATGATCGTTATTATTACTAATCAAATAAACTAATCGATTAACACCTTCCAAATATGCTTCATCTTCGGTATCATATCCATTCGAATGATTTAGAACTGGCTCACTCCATCCTTGATTCATTCCGGAAAAAGTTAACCCATATACCCAACGATTATTCATATTCTTAGCCCATTTCACTTGAGCAGTAAATTTTTTAATGCATTTGAAAGTACATAACTTTTCATTTCTGCATATACCTTGCTCATTCCATTCAAACTCACGATGCACATTCAAATCTTCATCACAATACAACTCTTCTTTGCTCATAACTTACTAAAGATTTTTTGTTGTAATATATGACTGTCCATAATGTCTGCATACAAATAGCGCATTATTCCCTGTCTAATTGATAGTTCAAACTCACTTTTATCTGATGACTTCATCCTGGTAATGGCAAAGTTTGATAAATTGCGTTCATTGGTTAGTTGCTGATACGAGCAAAAACGAAACTTTTTCCAATCGTCATCACTCCACCATTCTGCACTAATGATATTCTTTTCTTCTAACTTTCGCATCATTGTAGGCGCAAGAATCAATACCGCCTCACGTTTGTTTTCTTTCCATCTCTGAATATCATTAACAATCATTTCTTTGATGTCCATTGGTTCAGAATCTTCGGTGCTGGATTCAATGACCAATCGTGCCTTCTTTTTATCAATGTCCAAATTCATTTGCATCTTGTAAATCTTATAAGCATTCAAGACATCACTCAAAAACTGAATAGATATTAAGCCATAATGTTCGATTCGTTTCCAAGCCTGTCCAACTGCATTGAGTTGAAATGCTAACCCGAGTTCAGAGATGGTCATATACCTGTAAAACTGCTGTGTAGTTTCATAAAGTAATTGAGTTTCTTCTGCTGATGGCAAATCTTTAATGCCACTTATTACGATTCCTTTGGCTATTAAAGCCTTAAACATAGGCAATGTGCTGTCTTGTATCTGCGTTTGTTCAAGTGCGTTTAAATAGGCTTTTTCTTCAATCGTTAAGCCATTGTTGTAGGTCTGACCTTTGTACTCTACCAAGTTTTGATTCATAATTATTGTTTTTAATTGTTACAAATTCGTGAAGTTTCCAAGCGGATCGCATCGCTGCCTTCCAGTCTTTCATTTTTGTCTTGCCATAGTACCAATTAGTGTTGGTGTAATGGCTGATAAAGACCTCTGCAAAGTTAAGCGCATCTTCAGAAGACGCAGACACTATTCGTTCCAAAAAATATTCCGCCACTTCCTCCATTGTCGGTGGTTGGAACGTTGTTTTTGTCCTCTTTAATGGTAATGAGTTCAACTGGTTTTCTAATGATTGTACTCTTAAAGTTAGTAAGTCTAATGCTTGTTTTAA